TAGGTATCTTTAAATCTATAGAGAAAAAACTCTCTTAACATGTAATACTAATAAGGGAGGTGTAATGCCTCCTTTATTATAATAAAAAAAACAAATGGCTATAAATGTAAATACAGTATATCAAACTGTTTTACTTGTACTAAATAAAGAACAAAGAGGTTACATGACCCCTACAGAGTTTAACAGTATAGGTACACAAGTTCAGTTAGAAATATTTGAAAAATATTTTGAAGATATTAATCAACAAATACGTGTACCACAAACTGATACGGATTATGCTGATAGAGTTGTAAATATTGATGAAAAAATAGCTATATTTAAAACGTTTGGTAACACAAATTATGTTACAAACAATAATATAAATTACTTCACATTGCCAGCTGTAGATAGTTATGGTATTTCTACTACATTCTATAGACTTGGAACTGTACTTTATAATGATGAAACGGAAGTACAAAGAGTTGATAGATCAGAGTTTTATCAAATTGATAAATCACTTTTAACTAAACCCACAACAAACTTTCCTGTATACTTATACGAGAACAATTTTTTATTTGTTAAACCTACAACTATAATAGATAGCATAAAGGTTGATTACATAAGAAAACCAATTGATATTATTTGGGGTTTTACAGTAGGAACACTTGGTCAATATATATATAATTTTAATGAGTATGATGTTACAGACGAACCAACAGGTTCTGTTGATTTTGAAATTCATGAATCAGAACAAACAGAATTAATATTAAAAATATTACTTTATGCGGGTATTGTAATAAGAGATCCTAGTATAGTACAAGCAGCAGCACAACAGGTTGCTAATGATGAAGCAAATAAAAAAAGTTAACGAATTATGGCCACACCTAATGGAGGATTAATTACAGAAACAAACGCACAATATTATGCAGGTACTCAAGTTATAATTGCTAAAGACACAGTTGTAGATGGTAATCCAGTTGCACAAAGTAAATTTATATCTACTTTCGATACAGGTCTTACTTTTGGTAGTAATGATCCAACAAACCCTAACTACAATGATAATAACTTTAGATTGTATACAAGCGCTAGTGGTAATAATGGAACTTTTACAGAATATACTTTAGCTTATACTGTTTTAAATAATATTATTACAACAACAGCCACTATAGCTGATGGTACGTATGTTGTTATACAGCTTTTAACTAAAGAAGGTGGTAATTTTGGAAATAAAGATGCTTTTGGAACAGAGGTTGAAGATAACTATGCTAGCTATGCTTATATTTCTATAAAAGAATTAGTTAATAATTTTTTAGTAGCTTATGTAGGTTCTGGTAAATTAATATCTAGTGTAAAAAGAACAGATGTTATATTTCATACAAAAAGAGCTTTACAAGAGTTTAGTTATGATACATTAAAAAGTATACATTCTCAAGAATTAAATATACCTGCAAACTTAAGCGTACCACTTCCTCAAGACTATGTTAATTATGTTAATGTGTCTTGGATAGATGATGTAGGTGTAAAACACATAATATATCCTACAACGTTAACAAGTAACCCTTATACAAAACCAGTTCAAGACGCTCAAGGCATACCTACTCAAAGTAATGATGGTGCAAACATAACTGGAACTTCGTTAACAGAAGAAAGATGGGCTGAACAAAACACAACTATACTTCAAGAAATAAGAAATGATATAACAGGTAGGTTAATATCTGATGGTTTATGGGGTGTTTATGGTGCTGGTCTATATGGGTATGGTCAATTATATGGTATGCAACCAGAAATTTCTCAAATGAATGGTTGGTTTACTATAAATGATCGTGAAGGTAAAATGTCTTTTTCTAGTGATTTAAAAGATAAATTAATAATATTAGAATATATATCTGATGGTTTATCTTATGATCAAGAAATGAAAGTTCCTAAAATGGCTGAAGAAGCTGTTTATGCATATTTAATGCATGCTATACTAGCAAGTAGAATAAATCAACCTGAGTATATAGTTCAAAGATTAAGAAGAGAAAAAAGTGCTAAATTAAGAAATGCAAAAATAAGATTATCAAATATAAAATCTAATGAGTTTATTCAGATTATGAGAGGTAAATCTAAATGGCTTAAATTTTAAATAAATGGCAGAAGTTAAAAATTCTTTTATTAAGTCCAAAATGAATAAAGACCTGGATGCCAGGTTATTACCAAATGGTGAATATCGTGAAGGAGTTAATATACAAGTAAGTAGATCAGAAGGTGCCGACGTTGGAGCGTTAGAAAATGTTTTAGGTAATAATTTAATATTAAATTTTACCACGCTAACAGGTGTTACTGGCCTTCAGTCTATCGGTATGTATACTAATGAAACTAGTAATGATATTTATATATTTTTAACAGATTTTACAGACACAAATATTAGAGCAATTACAGCAGGAGCTGTAGCCCCAAACACTCAAAGAGATTTTAATGCAGCTTCTTTAAATTATTATGAAGGAGCTAACAACTTTATATGTGTATATAACACTATATCAAGAGAAGCAACTGTACTTGTGAAAGGTGCTTTTTTAAATTTTTCTACAAATAATCCTATATATTCAGTTAACTTACTAGAAGATTTGTTGTTTTTTACAGACAATAGAAATCAACCAAGAAGAATAAATGTAAGCTTTGCCAACAATGATCCAGCTAATACTTCACCAGGATATTATCAAAATGAAGATCAAATATCTGTTGCGTCTTATAATCCATATAATGCTATAGATTTATATTATTTAAATTCTAATGCTTATAATACAAATGGTGGTCAAGGTACTGTTACAACAACTCAAGCAACGCCTGGTGTTACTATTACTTTAACAGCCGGTAGCTTAGTTGGTGTTAATCCTGAGAAATTACAA